CAATGCCTACGTCAATGACGGCATTGCAAGATTTTGCAACAACATTTCAAAATTGTAGATCACTATTAACTCTAACATTACCTTCAACTTTAAATGCTGTTACTTCAATGTCAGGTTGTTTTAGTGGTTGTAACTCACTTACATCTGTTGCTTTACCTACTTCAATGTCTGCATGTACTAATTTTAGTTTTACTTTTTCGGGATGTAGAGTAATTGAAAGTATTACTTTACCAAATACTGTAGGAGCAGTTACAACATTTAGGGTTTGTTTTAACCAATGTGTGAACCTTAAAACTTGTGTTTTACCTGGAGCTGCCCAATTGTCAGCAGTAACAGTTATAGATATAATGTTTAATGGCTGTTCTGATTTAGTTACACTTACAAATTTTAATAAAATAGGATCTTTAACTGCAACACCTTTAATAAATGCTAGTACAAACAACTATAATAGATTTACAGGTGGATCTGCAATTTCATTTTCAGGACCATTATCTAAACTTGACATATCTTCTCAAGTTAGTTCAACAAATGTTATAACAGATGTACAATCAGTAAGACTTTTAAATGCTTCAGCAGGACAATGGACAGGAACATCTCCTCAAATAAATGTATCTTATACTAATATGAGTACAGCACAAATAGTACAATTATTTAATGATATGGCAGCTCAAGGAAATGTTGTATCAAAAACAATTAATATAACAAGCGCAACAGGAGCAGCAGCCTTAACTGCAGCAAATAGATTAATAGTAACATCAAAAGGATGGACAATAACTGGATAATTATGGAAGATACATCAGGATTTTATAAATTAGAAGATAACAATTGGCAGTATGCACCTAACTTTGTATATGGTCCAAGTTATGAATTACTTAGAGAAAATAAAGATTCTTATACATATCCTATAGAAGGATGGGAATGGTATGATGAATCACCTATAGAAGAATCATTAATAGAAGAAGCAGTTATAGTAGAAGACTTAAATAGTTTATAACATAAAATATTTTTTGTATAGTTTATAACTAAAAAGTATAAATAAATTTATTACATTTGTTGAAAATCAACAACAAATGAATAATTTATGTAAACTTGCCCTAGAAAAAGGGGGATCTGTAAACTACTTAATTTTACCAGCTAATATGACAGAAGGATTAGGATTAACTAATCCGTCTATTCTTTACAAAGGTGGTAGTTATTTATTAAACCTAAGACATGTTCAATACACACTATACCATAGTGAAGGACAACAACAGTTTCAAACTCCATGGGGACCTTTAGCTTATCTTAATCCAGAAGATGATGTTACTCTTAGAACAACTAACTACTTATGTCAGTTAGATGCTAATACTCTTGCAATTGAAAAACATAAACAGGTAGATACAACTAAGTTAGATGTAACACCCGTATGGGAATTTATTGGACTAGAAGATGCTAGATTAGCTGATTGGGATAATAACTTATATCTTACTGGTGTACGTAGAGATACTAAAACAGATGGAGAAGGTAGAATGGAACTATCTTTAATTAGTTCTGGAGCTAAAGAAACAGAAAGATCTAGGATAGAACCACCAACTAAATCATATTGTGAGAAGAACTGGATGCCTATTCTAGACATGCCTTTCCACTATGTTAAGTGGACTTCTCCTACAGAAGTAGTAAAAGTTAACACTAAAAAAGGTACCTCAGAAACTGTAGCTACCGTAAAACAAAAAATAACTTTCCCAAGAGATATTAGAGGTGGATCACAAGTAATTACTGTAGGTAAATATAGGATTGCTCTTACTCATGAAGTAGAACTATGGAAGAATGAGCAAGGAAAAAAAGATGCTCAGTACTACCACAGATTTATTGTGTGGGACATGGAGTGGAATATAGTTGGATACTCTGAAGATTTTAAGTTTATGACTGCAAATATTGAGTTCTCCTGTGGTTTAGCTTATGATGGTAATGACTTTATCATTCCTTTTGGTTTCCAAGACTCTACGGCCTTTATTTTAAGACTACCAAGACATGTGTTTGAATCAATTACAAATATAGTATTAGTGTCAGAACCAGAATATAAATCTAAAGGAATAACACCAAGTAAACTAGAGCAGTTAATAAATGATCCTTTTAATGCAGGAAATAACTCTGAACTTGCAGAATTTTACTTTACTCAAGGTCACACAGCTTCAGCTCTTGCTTTTTATTTAAGAGCAGCTGAGTATGGTAAATATGATGATGCTATTTATGAATCATTACTTATGGTTGCAAAGTGTTTAGCTACACAAAGTAGAAGAGCTGTAACTGAAAAAGGTTTATGGTTGAATGCATTATCATTTGCACCAGAAAGACCTGAAGCATATTTATTCTTAAGTCAGTGGGCAGAAGCAAGACAACAGTATCATGAAGCATACAACTATGCTATAACAGGGATTATGTTTCAAACAAATGCTAAAGAAATGTCATCTACTGTAGGTTATGAAGATGCTTATCAACTTTACTTCCAAAAAGCAGTAACTGCATGGTGGATTGGTAGATCTCAAGAATCTAGAGATGAGTTTATTAAACTAGTAAATAGAGGTACAGAGTTAAGTGATAAATACCAAAAAATGGTACAATCTAATATCACATCTTTAGGTTCTGGACCAGATCCTTTCTTAAGATACCACAAAGGATTCTATGAGCAATTAAGATATAAGTTCCCGGGAGCAGAAACTATTGAGAAAAACTTTTCTCAAACATACCAAGATATGTTTACATTGTCAATGCTTAATGGTAAAAAAAATGGAACATACTTTGAAATTGGTGCAGCAGATCCATTTCATGGAAGTAATACAGCTCTCTTAGAGCAATTTGGATGGACTGGTACTTCATTAGAAATATTACCTCATGAAGTTGAAAAATTTAAATTACACAGAAAAAATGAGGTTATATTATGTGATGCTACAAAGTTTGATTACTCTATACTTAAAGGTCACATTGACTACTTACAAGTTGACTGTGAGCCACCATCAACTACTTATGAAATCATGACAATGATTCCTTGGGATCAATGTTCTTTTGGAGTTATAACATATGAGCATGATCATTACACAGATGTATCAGGATCTTTTAGAAAAAAATCTAGAAACTTCTTATTAAGCAAAGGGTATTTACTTGTTGCAAGTAACATTGCACCAAATGATACTAGTTGTTATGAGGATTGGTATGTGCATCCTAAACATGTTGATAAAGATATAATTAAGAAAATGCTGGCAGCAGATGATTCAATTAAAAATGCAGAGAAATATATGTTTGGAAAGTTGTAAATTTTTTTGTATATTATAGATATAACATTATTTAATATATTAATTATGTCTGCAGGAAATTTAAAAACAGAAGGTCAAAAAGGAAATAATTTTCCTTGGCAATTAAAAATGCTACAAGGAATACAGGAAATAATTAATGTTGTAACTTTAATTCCACTTCCAACAACAAGAACACCAAATATTATTAATTCTACAACTACTGGTACTATACCAACATCTTATGGATTTTCTATAGCAAATGTAGGAAATGCAGCAGGAACTGTAGATGGACAATCATTACCAGCAGGAGTAACAGTTAATTTTGATCCTGGAGTAAACAATACTATATTAGGTTTACCTTATGATGCAACAGGAACTAGATTTTTAATTACTTATATACTTTAAGTTATGAGTACTAATATAAATATAGATAAATACTCTTTAAATCCTTCGGGGTTTATAAATAGACTGTTTACTCAGACTAATTCTAGTACACCTGTAACAGCTACTACAGTTGAAACTAGTTTATTGGATGGTGGTCTAGGAACTCTTACTATTCCTGCAAATGGATTTCAAATAGGAGATAGCTTTAGTGGTTCATTAATAGGTCACTTATCATGTGTAGGTACAGCTACTTTACAAATTAGAGTTAAAACTACATCAGGAATATTACTAGCAGATACAGGAGCAATGGCAATGAGTGCTACTACAAATAAACATTGGAAATTAAATGTTGATTTTACTGTAAGGCAATTAGGAGCAGCAACTGTAGCTTCTATAGCATCAGGAGGCTTGTTTGCATATACTAAAAATGCAGGACTTAATTTTGAAGGAGTAAATTTTAGCATAATAAATAATACCACTTTTGATACTACAATAGCTAGTACACTTATCATTACAGCTGAATGGAATACTACTAATGCAGGAAATTCTATTTATTCTGAATTGTTTACATTATTCAAAACGTATTAAAATTAGTATATGAAATACTTAGTTGTACTACTTATACTTTTATCTTCATGTTCTCTTGAAAAGAAACTTGCTAAATACTGTCCACTTTGTACACAAAAAGATAGTACAGTAACTGTAATACAAATCAAAGATACTACAATTGTAATTCCTGGAGAAACTATAACCTTAATTGATACTTTATATTGTGATTCATTAGGTAATGTTATATCTAAACTAAAAGAAGACTTAAGAGATAAAGATGGTACTTTAGTTAGTGTACAAACTAAAATTAAAGATAATGTATATTATACAAAAGCTAAAGTTCAGACAATATATAGAACTATTAAGGGTAATGATGTATACCATACTAAAGTTATAACTAAAACATTAAAGCCGGAGAAGATAAAGTATATCCCATGGTGGGTAAATTTCTTTGCTGTACTAGGGGTAATACTATTTATTATACTACTTGTATACTTTGGTTACAAGCTGATTAAACTTTATTTATTATGAAAACACAGTTAACACTATTACTAATATCTATACAACAAGAACTTTTGACTTTAATATCTATTTGCCTTGCATTCTTTTTACCAATATCTGGTATACTCCTGATGATAGGAGTATTAATAGCTATTGATACTTTTACAGGGATATGGAAAGCTAATAAGTTAAATGAAAAAATTACTAGTAGAAAACTTTCAAGTATAATCAGCAAACTGGCCCTTTATGAAATGACTGTAATAATGTTTTTTCTTATAGATAAATTTATTCTTAATGATATCATACTAACTTTTTTTAGTGTGCCGTTTATGCTCACTAAAGTAGTAGCATTGATTCTAGCTAGTATAGAAGTAATGAGTATTAATGAGAACTACAAAGTAGTAAAAGGCATAGACCTATGGCAATCAATGAAGTTGCTTTTTGCTAGAGCAAAAGATATTAATGATGATATAACTAAAATAAAATAAAAATGGACTTAAAAAAACAAAGATTAGAAGAGTTAACTAATATTGCTCCAACAGTATCAGTCAAAATGGATATGGAATGGTTAAGTTCAACTACTAATACTGCAGATTTTCAGATCCGGTTAACAAATACTGGAACAACAGTAGTTAAATTAAATGCTTTAATTATACGTGGTGTCCATGCTCCAAAAATAACAACAGGAACTATAACATGGAAAGCATTAAATGACAATTCTGATCCGGCATGGTTAGGTTGGCCTGCAGTAACAACTAACTTACCGTATATCTCAGGACAAAGAAAATTAAATTTTTCTTCAGCAACAAATATCTTTACCAATGAGACAGCTCCTATTATACCTACTGACAAAGGAGTAATAGTTGGAACCTTTAGGATTTCTACAACAACAACATGGAATCCAAATACTGACTTTAAATTTGTATGGGAAATGACAACAGGGGGAGTAGTAGGTTATATAAATTTTGAAACACAGTCTTCAACGTCATTACTACCAGTTGGTTTTATGCATTATGGACCAACAACATCTAATTCAATAGGTAAATGTTTAACAGTAACAGCACCAAGTACACAACCTTTAAATAAATAAAGTTAAAAACTTTTATGGCAATCAATGAAGTTATTATTTGCAAGAGCTAAGGATATCAAAGATGATATAACTAAAATAAAATAAAAATATGTATTCATCAGGTGGATTTTTAATGGTACTAGGAGTAATTTTATCATTAGGTTTTATTTTGGGTATAGTTTGGTATGTTAATAATCAAATTCCTAAACACTTAAAAAAGAAAGAATGGCTAACTAGATATGTTGCATTGGTATTAGCAGCACTTTTAGGAGTTTTTATAGTTGATATGTTAGTAAGCTGGGATGTTAAACTAATGGATGATTCTATGAGACATGACTTATTTGACCTAATTAAAAACATTGTCCTTGTTGTGTTTGGATATCAATTTGCAAGTAACCAATCAAACAATCAAGATGAAATAGAATCAGATAAATAATAAAAAATTTTAACAAAAAAAATAAAAAACATGCAATTAAGTAAGAATTTAGCATTAGCAGAAGTAACAAGAAGTGAGACTGCTAAAAGAAAAGGAATTAGCAATATGCCAACTCCTGAACACATTGAGAACTTTAAGAAGTTAGCTGAGAATGTATTCCAACCAATTAGAGAACACTTTGGAGTTCCTATTCATATTTCATCTGGCTACAGAAGCAAAGCCTTGAATACTGCGGTAGGGGGAAGTTTGTCATCACAACATTGCCAGGGTGAAGCAATTGATATTGATATGGATGGTACAAGTATTACTAATAAACAAATCTTTGATTTTATTAAAGAAAATTTAAACTTTGATCAAATGATCTGGGAATTTGGAACAGATACAAATCCTGATTGGGTTCATGTATCTTATGAATCTACAGGAAAACAAAGAAAACAAATCCTTAAAGCAGTAAAAGCTGGAGGAGCAACTAAGTATTTACCATTTAAATAAACAATTATGAAATTTAGAAACAACTGGAAATCAGCAAGAAAACAATGGGATAAGATATCTATAAGACTTAGATTATCTTCAGTAGATGTATTTACTTTAGAGATAGATATCTATAGAGAATTTTACATGCTAACAATATTAAACTTAACTATTAAAAATAGATAAAAGTAAAATTCTTATTTAAGCTATAATAATCCAGGTAATTTAATTTATCTGGATTTTTTTTGTTTAAATATTTTTTATTTAAACTTTTATAGTATATTTGTTTAAACTTTAAAAATATAAACAATGGAAAATGTAGATCAACAAGAACAAGAATTAGATTTAACTCCTGAACAGTTAACAGAACGTAAGGAACAAATGCTTTCTTTTTATACTGAATCTTTACCTTATTTAGAAGCTCAATTAAAATATGAAAGTTTACTAACTAGCATAGATGAAATAAGATTTAAAAGAACTAATATTCAAATGCAGTATGCTATGTTAGCATCAGAAATGCAAGAAGGACCAGAAGAAGAAACTACTGAACCTACTAAAAGAACATTAAAGAAAAAGTAATCATGGCTTTAGTTAACCAGGTACAGAAACGTGTAAAAATGCCCAAGTGGGACATTGTTAAATTTCAGATTTTAACTCATTGTTATGTTAATCATATAACAATGAGTGATTCTGATCTTAACTGTCTTACTCTATTAAGTTTTAATCAACCTATAGAACTTACTCATTTTTGTTATGATGCTTCTGCAGAAGATGAAAAAATATTTAAGTCTTCTCAAACAGTAAGAAATTCTTTAAATAAATCAGAAAAAAATAATCTTATAATAAAAGATAATAGTAATAAAAAAATTATAATGTTAAATCCAAGTTTAAAAATACAAACTCAAGGTAAAATATTATTAGATTATAAATTTTTAGATAATGATTCCGAAGAAGTATAACATATTATACAAACCTGTTGCAGAAGAATTAAACATTAGTGAAACACTTGTTGAAGATGTAATTTCTTTTTATTATAAAGAAGTAAGACAAAATCTTAGTAAT